AAGGACATGAAGTCGATACCTGGAAAGCTCTACCGACCTATGTCTGGTGAGTTCCACACAATCAGTCAAGCAGATGCTGACCTGTGGTTTTACACACAGACACTGACTGGTGATGTCACAGATGGATACTCAGGGTGTCCGTCAGTCGGTGCCAAGACAGCTGAGAAGCTACTGGCTCGGTCAGCTACCTGGAACACTGTCGTCCAGGCATATCAAAAGCAGAAACTAAACGCAGACTATGCGCTGACACAGGCACGTCTCGCTCGGATCCTGAGGTTCGAAGACTGGGACGTCGACAAGGGCGCGATCAAACTATGGGAGCCAAGCTAATGGCAATGAACGAGGACACAATCTTAGAAGACTTTAAGAGATATCAAGAGGTCTGTGAACGGGAGAACAAGATCCTAATCGCAAGTCTCAACCGTGAGACCTGGGACGCTATCAATAAGAACACAGAACGCGCCAAGTTAGGCGGCAGACCAAAGGGGATACCAGCGTGGAACAAGGGCCAAGGGAAGAAGTCATAAGACGACCAAGCCACTACGCTAAGTGGCCTATTGAGCCGATAGTGTTCATCATGCAGAACGGCATGGAGTTCTGGCGTGGCAATGTCATCAAGTATGTCAGCCGCGCTGGGTCCAAGCTGTATGATGGACAAGACAAAGTACAATCTGAAATCACTGATCTAAAGAAGGCCATGCGCTACTGCGAGATGCGCATCAACCTTCTCGAAGGAAAACAACCAAATGACATTTAGTAACCACAAGGGCCACTTCGGCCCATCACTACCTATTTCCGAAGAGATTCACCGCAAGAAGTACCGTGCAGAGGGAGAAGACTTCAAGCAAGCTATGGCACGTGTAGCACACGCCTTGAAGGACAATGAGCCACACTACCGTGCCTTCAAAGACATACTGTATAACCAGAGGTTCCTACCAGCTGGTCGCGTACAGTCAGCTATGGGATCCCCACGTCGTGTGACACCATACAACTGCTTTGTGTCTATGACCATTGAGGACAGCATGGAAGGCATCATGGATGCAGCCAAGCAAGCAGCAAAGACAATGCAACTAGGTGGTGGCATTGGTTATGACTTCAGTACCCTGCGCCCACGTGGTGACCTAATCAAGTCCCTAGACAGTAAGTCATCAGGACCGCTGTCGTTCATGGGTATCTTTGATGCAGTGTGTCAGACCATCGCATCCGCTGGTCACCGTCGTGGTGCACAGATGGGTGTCCTACGTGTTGATCACCCAAACATCGAAGAGTTCGTCACAGCGAAGAACAACAGCACCACACTGACAGGGTTTAACATCAGTGTCGGTGTCACTGACAAGTTCATGGAAGCAGTGAAGACGGGTGGTGACTTCGATCTGACCTTTGAGGGACGAGTGTATAAAACTGTCAGTGCACAAGCTCTTTGGGATCAGATCATGCGATCCACCTGGGACTGGGCAGAACCAGGCATCCTGTTCATCGACAGGATTAACCAAAAGAACAACCTGTGGTACTGTGAGAAGATCGCAGCGACTAACCCATGTGGTGAGCAGCCACTACCACCGAACGGCGCATGTCTCTTAGGTTCTTTCAACCTGGTCAAGTACGTCAGTCACAATGGTGTCCACAGTGGTGAACCAGCGTCCTTCGACTACGTGCAGCTGAATGATGACATCAGACACGTTGTGAGGGCTATGGACAACGTAGTTGACCGCGCTGTGTACCCACTACCAGCACAACAGTTAGAGGCACAGAGCAAGCGTAGGATGGGCCTGGGTGTCACTGGTGTCGCCAATGCCATCGAGGGCATGGGTCATGACTATGGATCACCAGGGTTCCTACACGTCTTCAAGACAATCATGCAGATCATACGTGATGGTGCTTACCGTGCATCCATTGACCTAGCTATCGAGAAAGGACCGTTCCCTCTGTATGACCCACTGATGTTAGACAGTGCGTTTGCTCGTTCACTGCCTGAGGACATCCGTGACAGCATAAAGACACATGGGATCCGCAATAGTCACTTACTGTCAGTTGCGCCCACTGGGACCATCAGTCTATCAGCTGACAATGTGTCATCAGGTATCGAGCCAGTCTTTAGTCACTTCTATGACCGCACAATCCAAGACTTCGATGGTGCACAGGTAGAGCGTGTGGAAGACTATGCGTTCCGAGAGTGGGGCATCAAGGGCAAGACAGCTAACGAACTGTCAGTGTTCGACCATGTGAAGGTACTCAACGTGGCATCACAGTATGTCGACAGTGCTTGCTCAAAGACATGTAACGTCGGTGATGACGTCAGTTGGGAAGACTTCAAGAAGGTCTACATGGATGCATACGACGGTGGTGCATCAGGGTGCACGACGTTCCGTGCATCTGGTAAACGCTACGGTATCCTGAACGCTGCATCATCAGAAGACGTAGCCACCGAAGAGGCACCTGAGGTGTCGTCAGTGGTCACTGAACATGATGAGGCTGAAGTTGGTGGCGCTTGCTACTATGACCCACTGACAGGTAAAAAGCAGTGCGAGTGATTGACTATCGGTATCATCATGATACTTATAGTGTATTGAAGACGAAGCCAGGGGCGACCAATGTGGTTATTATGGTCTGCTACCTGGCTTCATAGTTACTCGCAAAAGCAACCAATAGTGTACATATGGTATGACACGTGTATCATGCAATAGGCTTGCATATGTGTTCCCCTTATGGACACTATTAGTTCATGCTTTAGACCAAGCAAAGTGTCGCCCTATATACACAGGATACACAGGTTTACCCTACGTTATACTAAGAGACCCCCTTACGAAGGGATAGACCTGTGAGGACATCCTTAGAACTATAGACTGACAGCGTTGTACTCCCGACATACGACTTTCAGTCCTTACATCACAGGTAACCGAACCAGAGTGTCGAATAGTGGCCTACTCCCAGCCCAAGAAAACACAGGATCGGTACCTGTGATGTACCTTATGAGAGAGAACATGAGACATGCTTACAGTGACACAGAGACTGATGTCTGGCTTGGGTCAGGCTGGAAGTGATTGGGCATGGAGTGTGTCAATCAATGACATAACCTATAGTCCACTACAGACACAGGTGACCGAGGAACTAGTGTCAGAACCAAAGACAACTCATGATCACTCAAGCAGTACATCAGACCTAGAGGATCTGTATGACTACTATAGTGAAAACCTGAGATGACATCAGTTATCCTATGTGTCTGGTTGTCATCTATGGTCACACTAGTGATCAGGATGCAGTGGTTAGACTGGGGTCAATACTCAGGTCAATACTCAGGTCTAACACCAGTGTGACTATAGGTCCCGATTTGTACTTAAAAGAAACAAGGGTCATCCAGACAAGGATCGCCTAATGTCTGACATTTGAGCCACAGACTACGATAGGCTCACCTCAGGCCCGAAACCAGAGCAGACTAAATATCCTCTCTGGTAAATAATCCAATGTAATCAATGGATCACTATTGATTGACCTAAGATCCACCAGGATTTCTGGTACCATAGTCAGACTTTGGACCCCCCAGTGCCTCAGTCAATCAATCGATTTCAAAAGACAGTTAAAGGTTGTGCTTGTTGTTGTTGTTGTCAGACCCTTCGAAAGAGAGACCCAAGTTCTCCACCAAGGTCCGACCCAAGTCCAACATAAGCTCCCCCACCCACCGCCCCACAACAGTCCGACCTAAGTCAGACCCTAGTCCCCCAAAGAGGAACACAAGATGGCCCTAGAGTCAGGAACCTATATCAACAGTTTGAACGCAAGTAACCCTGCGTCTACCGATGGCCTAGGTCAGGCTGATGACCACCTACGTCTAATCAAGAGTACTCTACTTGCGACCCTACCCAACGTAACTGGTGCGGTGACTGCCGACCAGTCAGAGCTTAATGCCCTAGACGGCTACACAGGCAACACTGCGGATCTAAACATCTTGTCAGGAGCCGCAGCGGCTGGTGTCACAGCTACAGAGTTCCAGTACCTCAATGGTGTCACCAGTGGCATTCAGGCGCAGATAAATGCCATCACCAGTTCTGGATCCACAGTCAACGATGGTACCGTGACGATCCAAGCTGGGACCCTGTTGTCAACTGGTGGCAGCTTCACGACCAACCAGGCATCCGCAAGCACCATCACCATAGATCACGCCACGGTATCCCGTAGTAACACCACGACCTCTGTGGCCCCCGCAGCTGGCACTACGTTCACTGCTATCGACCAGGTCACCTCAGACAGCTATGGTCACATCACGGGTGTCCGTACCAAGACTGTCACTATGCCATCCTCGGCATCTGGTGGTATCGCGTTGACGGATCTGTCAGTAGGCGCAGAGGGTACCGCCAGTGGCAATGGATCCCTCAGCTACAACAGTGCCAATGGTGTCTTCACCTATAGTCCCCCCACGGCGGCTGGCTTAGGTGCCCTGACGGCTCACCCGAACATCAGTGCGGCCTCTAGTAGTAACAACAGTGGTAGTACGTTCATCCAGGACATCACCCTAGACAGCAATGGTCACGTCACAGGTATAGCCACTGCTACTGCAACCGCGTCTGTTACGACATCACAAGTCGCCACTGCGACTGCTGGTCTACAAGCGGATGACGTTGGTAGTTATGCCTTCTTGAAGGGGTCAATTGGTAGTGAAAACTCAACAGTCAGTGGGTCTGTCATGCGTTTCTCAAACTATACAGCGGTTGCTGGGAACTTTACTTCTTCGTCTGGCACATGGCGGCGTATGGGGTCTACTCTTGATAGTGGACCGACAGTCTATCTAAGGATTTCATAAGATGACAACTATAGAGATCACCGAAGTACGAAACGCTCAGTCAATGAACCCTGAGAACACCCAGTTTGACGTAGAGATTAACCACCCAGACTACGGGTGGATCCCCTACGCACTAACACCTTGGGACACCGATATGACCATAGACAACACAGCCCTGTTGTCTCTCATCGGTACAGACTTTGCGCCATTCTCTCAGGCAGACCATGATGTACGAGTTGCCGCTTTTGTCAGAGACCAGCGTGACTCAAAATTAACCAACGAGGTAGACCCAGTCGTCAGTAACCCCCTGCGCTGGGCCGACCTAAGCGAACAAGAGCAAGCTGACGTCTCAGCCTACCGACTAGCGTTACTCGATGTACCTCAGCAACAAGGGTTCCCGCACACAGTCTCCTGGCCTACACCACCAGCTTGTCTCTAACACGAAGGACACCAGTCCATGCCAAACCTACCGATCCGCGACCTAGGTTCCGTAGGCGTAATCACTGATGTCGACCCCTTCAACCTACCGATCAATGCGTTCACCCGCGCTAAGAACGTCAGGTTTGACCAAGGCAACATCCGTAGATCCCCAGGGTTCCGTGATGTCTCCACAGTCACGGGCTTCACCCCAGTGTTCATCCACGGTGTCTATAACGCCACTGGATATGACACAGTGACCGTGGTTTCCGATGACTTTGATGTCTACAACTTCAGTAACGGTACCATTGCCCTAGATTACAACTCCAGTGCATCTGCCAGTCCCGCCCAAGTCACAGCGACGTCCCTAGCGAACGTCCAGTACTTGAACCGAGAGGACATCGCGCCCCTCTACAAGACCCCAGCGATGAACAACTATGCCCCCCTAGTCAACTGGCCCTCAGGCTACACCTGTGAATCATTAAGATCCTATGGTGACTTCCTGATTGCTATGAACATGGACGAGGGTGGTCAGAGCTTTCCAACCCGCGTTAGGTTCTCAGATATTGCTCTAGCTAACCAGGCTCCCACTAGTTGGGACGAGACAGACACCACCAAGAGTGCTGGGTTTAACGACCTAGCTCAGATGAACACCCCGATCATCGATGGTCAGACCCTGGGCTCTAACTTCCTGATCTACTCTAGTGACCAGGTTTGGCTCATGGAGTTCGTCGGTGGCACCTTCATATTCAACTTCCGTAAGCTCTTCAGTGACGTTGGTGTCATCAACCAGAACTGCATAGTGGAAGTCCAAGGGCGACACTACGTCTTCGACCAAGACGACATCTACATGACAGATGGTGTCAGTACCCAAAGTATCTGTGATGGTCGCGTGAAAGACTACATCTTCTCAGGTATCGACACGAGTTCCCTAGATCGCTGTTTCGTTCAGTATGACCCAGCGCGTGAAGAGATATACTTCTGCTACAAGAGCAGCGACGACATGGCTGAGTTCACCAATGGTGACGGGTGTAATCGTGCAGCTGTCTTTAACTATGCAAGCAACACCTGGTCCTTCCTAGATCTACCTAATGTCTACGCAGGGGCCAGTGCCAACGTCGACACAGTAGAGACCTACGACACAGCCAGCGTTACTTACAACCAAGCTGGTTCTACATACGCATCTCAGGACGCTGGTTTCACCCGTAACATCCTTATGCTCTCCCAGGCATCCTCAAGCGATGGTTTGTCTGGTAGCAACATCCTGGGTCTAGATGGTATTGACGAGGGGTCAACCCTAGCTGGCGCATTGAACACCAGTGCAACCAAACCCATGAGACTAGAGCGAACAGGGATTGACCTTGACACGGAAGCACAGCTACCCCTGACTGGCTACAAGAACATCCGTAAGATGGTCCCCCAGTTCAACACTGTGGCAACCAACAAAGTCTTCAATGTGTCTATGGGTGCATCAGACCTAGCAACCTCGGCCCCCACCTACGAGACCTCTGTGTCTCTAGATACGTCATCGGCCTACAAGGTCGACTCTAGATCATCAGGTCGCTACCTGAGTTACAAGATTGAGACCCCAGACACCAAAGACTTCACGATCTCTGGATTTGACTTTGACATCGTAGCAACTGGGAGACGTTAGACATGGCGACGAACTCAGTAACTGACGTCACCATCACGACATATGTCAGACGTCCGACCCCCAACCTAGATGAGAGCTTTCGTCTCTACATAGGACAAGAGTTCCAAGCTATCGAGAACGCAATCAATAGTATCATCCAAGGTACCATCCAGGTGACCGACAATCCCCCAGAGAAACCAAAGAAGGGCATGGTTCGCTATGCCTTGTCACCTTGGGATCCACTGGGGTCTGGCTACACTGGCCTGGTTGTCTATGACGGGACATCTTGGTCATCCTTTAGTCCATCAACTTATGACGACTTCCCCAACTAAAGATCATGAAACAGGATTTACAGATACGCACGTCTATCATGACGCTACAGGCGTTATTGATGCACGGTGCAGAACACGGTGAAATTGAAGACAACACTGATGACACTGAGCTTCAACATTTCTTTACACCACTTGATGATGACTATGGGTGCTCAACCTATGCACGTCAGTTGTTTATGCCTAAGGGTATGGTCGTCGTCGGTAAGCTACACAAGAAGCCCCACCTAACATTCTTGATGAAAGGTACCATCCTTGTTGTCTCAGAGAATGGCGGCAAACAGCGTCTCAAAGGTCCCCTAACGTTTGTGTCACCAGCTGGGGTAAAGCGCGTGTTTTACATTGAGGAAGACACAATACTGACAACAGTCCACCTGACTAAAGAGACTGAAGAAGAATACTTAGACAAGGTAGAAGAAGAGGTCATTAGCCCAACATACGAGGCTATGGGTCTAGAAGAGCCTGACTTAACCAAGCTCAATCATTTCTTAGAGAACCTTGATCAGGATACCAAAAAGGAAAACTAATATGGCATGGGTCGTAATAGGATCAGCGGTTGTCGGCGGTATAGCCGCGAACTCGGCTGCTAAAAAGAACGCAGCTGCAATGGATCGCGCAAACGAGCAGAACAACCAGTATCTGAACGCAGCGATGCCTTACATCAACACAAACCTAGG